ACATAGAGCTCAACGCATAAAATAGCGAATGAGTGGATATCGAATCAAGTGCCGAGCATACTGGATTCTGTCTCAGATGGTTTGATCCTGGCAGGTCCAGATGACGAAGGCGTGTCTGCGGAGCAGGTGCTAAGCCGGCTCAATGCCACGTTGTTGCCGCATCAGACTGCCTTCTGCGAAGATCAGGAACACCGGATCCTCGGCTTGGTGTCTGGTTTTGGTGCTGGCAAAACTTATGGGCTTTGTGCCAAGGCCATCAACATCGCGGCTGCCAACATTGGCTACGTGTCTGCGATTTTCGAGCCTGTTGCGCCGATGTTGCGTGACATCCTCGTGCGGTCGATGGACGAGCTATTGGAAGCGATCGACCTGCCATATGACTTCAGAGTGTCACCACTGCCAGAGTACGTGCTGAAGTTCAAAGAAGGCGAGCACACCATACTGCTGCGGACCATGGAGACATGGAATAGGATTCGAGGGCAGAACCTCTGCGCGGTAGGTTTCGACGAAGTAGACACCACCAACAAACGCACGGCAGAGCAAGCGTCACGCATGGCACTGGCCCGCTTGCGTTCTGGTAATGTGCAGCAGTTCTACGTGGCGACCACGCCTGAGGGCTTCGGCTGGGCCTGGGAGACGTTCGAGCGTGAGACAGCACCTGACCGGCGATTAATCCGTGCACGGACCGCCGACAACCCGCACCTGCCTGACGGGTTCATCGACTCGCTGATGGCTAATTACCCAGAGAAGCTGATCAAGGCTTATCTAGAGGGCCAATTCGTCAATCTCAACACCGGTGCTGTCTACGACCGGTTCAACCGTGAGACTCACATCAGCCAGCCGCCGATTGGTCTTGATGGCGAGCCGCTGCGGGTGGGTCTCGACTTCAACGTGTCAAACATGTCGGCCGTCATCGCTGTGCGCACCAACAACCAGTTGCACGTCATCGACGAGATCAGCGGTGCACATGATACTGACGCACTTGCTAAGGAGATCAAATCGCGATATCCTCACCGCAAGGTCTACATCTATCCCGATGCTTCTGGCGGCAACCGCAGCACAAACGCGACACGCACTGATATTCAGATATTGGAATCTTATGGCTTTAGCAATCAGTCTCCCAAGGCGAATCCTCCAGTACGTGACCGGGTGGCTGCTGTACAAGCTGCTCTGGAGAACGGCAAAGGCGAGGTGAGACTGCAGATTGCGCAGCAGTGCATCCGCACGATTGAGTCGTTGGAGCTCCAAAGCTACACGGATAAAGGCGAACCTGACAAAGACGCCGGGTACGACCACATGAACGATGCCCTGGGATATCTGATCTGGCGTGAGCTGAACCCGCTCTACGTCAACGCCGGCAGGGGTACAGGAATCCGGCTCTATTAAACTACAGGTATCGGGCTTTGGGCGGTCGTGTATTCAGGGTACAACTTTTACGACCGCAAAGCAGCGGCAAACGTCACGCACGTCAATGACCCAAATGGCGCGTGGGTCAATCAAGAGCCGCACTGGGTGCTGATTGAAGACCTGATCGGCGGCACGTATGAAATGCGACGGCGGCACAGGCGATATCTTCCGCAAGAAGTGCGTGAGCTGGACGAGAGCTACGATCGGAGGCTTGCACGTAGTGTGTGCCCGCCATATGCACAGCGTCTCGAAAGAATGTTGGCTGGCATGCTCACACGGAAGCCCGTCAGACTGAATGACTCGTCAGATCTGATCCGTGAGCAGCTATTCGACGTTGACCTGATGGGCAACGACCTAAATATGTGGACATATGAAACGGCTCGCAAGATGGTCAGGTATGGGCATATTGGCGTGCTGGTAGATGCACCACCGGCTGGCACCATGGGCCGGCCGTATTGGGTGACATATACGCCGCGTGACATCCTCGGATGGCGGTCAGAACTGGTCGATGGCGCACAACGGCTGATTATGCTGCGATTGGCTGAGAAGGTGACAGAGCCCGACGGCGAATTTGGTGAAAAGGTGGTCGATCAGATCCGGGTGCTGACGCCTGGTGAATTCAAGATCTATCAACGAAAGGAGAAAGGCGACTTCGAAATCACAGACGAAGGCACCACCAGCACCACTGAAATCCCTTTTAGTGTGGCATACGCCAACCGGGTTAATTTCTTAGAGTCGCGGCCACCGCTTGAAGATATTGCCGAGCTGAATCTTAAGGCGTATCAGGTACAATCTGATCTTGACAATCAACTGCACATTTCGGCCGTGCCGATGTTGGCCTTCTTCGGCTTTCCATCAGCTGCAGAAGAGGTGAGCGCCGGGCCTGGTGAAGCAATCGCATTCCCTGCAGAAGGCCGCGCCGAATATATTGAGCCTGCAGGCAACAGCTTTGATGCGCAATTCAAGCGACTGGCGCAAATTGAGCAACAAATCAACGACTTGGGTCTGGCTGCAGTGCTAGGCCAAAAGCTGTCAGCTGAGACAGCCGAGGCCAAAAAGATCGACCGCAGCCAAGGCGACTCGACGATGATGGCGATCGCCCAGCAGATGCAAGACATGATCGATAACTGCTTGCGATTCCATGCGGAATTCTTGCAGGACACGCAACCCGGCAGTTGCTATATCAACCGCGACTTCCTGGGCCAGAGGCTCGAAGCACCTGATGTAGCCGCACTGTTGCAGCTGTACACGGCCGGCACTATCACGCAAAAGACGTTGTTGGACCGGCTCGCTGATGGTGAGATCCTGGGTGATCAATTCGAAGTGGAGGAAGAGCTAGAGGCCACGCAACTTGACGGGCTGGCGGCTGAACTTGATGCACCACAGGTGACGCCTGGTCAAGACGAAAACGTTCTGCCCGAGTGATGACTAGTGAGTACGCCGACTGTTCTGTTCCGTAATGCCATCGACCTGAACAGGTACAGCAATAACATATCTAGACGACTGGTCGAGTCTTACAACCGCATCATCCTTGAATCGCTGCGCGAGTTGGACGTGTTAGGTGTTGACAACCCAACCTACAGGGCAGTGCGGCTGCGGTCGATATTAGCGCAGCTCAAAGAATCGCTTGATGGATGGTCAGCTGAAAGCCTCGGTCTGCTGGCCGAAGAACTGACTGGGCTGGCCGAGATCCAGTCAACACAGGCTGCCGCCAATCTGCGCAATGTGCTACCACGCGGGATGCGCGATGCGGTTAATACGGTAGAGATCAGCCCGCAATTTGCCCGCTCTGTGGTTACAACCGATCCACTAGATACAGGTGTGGCGGTGTTGAGCGACGAGCTGCGAGATGTGCCTGCCGCATTCAGCCTGACGGCAAGACAAGGTGCTGTGATCACGCTACCTGGTGGCGGTACTGTGCAAAAGGCATTTCGTGGATTAGCAGAACAGAATGCGGCCAGATATGGGCAGATCATCCGCGATGGATTGCTGACTGGCGAAACAACCGATCAGATCGTCAGGAGACTTGCAGGAACACTGCGATTTGGCCAGCGAGCAAGATCTGCGCGACAGCTAGCGCAGGCAGGCGGGCAGGTGACTAGCCTGGCGAATCGGCAGGTGATGGCGCTAGTGCGAACGACCATTAATCAGGTGTCCACTGCAGCTAGCCGGGCCACCTATGAAGCCAACCGTAATGTGACATCTAAGTATCAGTATGTCGCAACGCTGGACAGCCGCACGTCGCCGATCTGCCGTGAGCTAGACGGCCAAGAATTCCCATATGGCGACGGTCCGACACCACCACAGCATTTCAACTGCAGATCCACCATCGTGCCGGTCGTAGATTTTGAGGCGCTGGGGCTGCCTAAGCCGCTTGAAGGTATGCGAGCTAGCGCGAAAGGTCAAGTGCCAGCTAACATGACATATGGCGAGTGGATCTACAGCATGCGCAACACAGATGAAGGTCGAGAAGAAATCAAAGCGGCTTTCAAGACCAAAGCGCCGTATTTCATGCACATGGCCAAGAAATTCGGGCCTAATCAGGCGATGCGTAAATTCCTGAGGGATGACGGGTCCGAGGTAACATTGGATGTACTTCGCAGACGGTACCCCAGTGTCTGAGCTGCACTCAAAATACAGATTCACGCCTCAAGGCGAAGCAGCACCCGCTAGCCCGCCAGCCAAACCGGCAGCCAAGAAAAAGGCAGCCAAGAAAACCACTACCGAGGACGAGTGATGCCTGGACATTACGGCCACAGCAAGCCCAAGAAAAAGGGCATGGGCAACAAGACTGCCAAGAAAAAGCCAATCAAGAAAAAATGAAAAAGGGCACCCGAGTCAGCTGGCTGTACCAGGGCAAGCGCACCTTTGGTGTTGTGACAGGCTCGGGTGGCAAACGCGCCAGCATTAAGACCAAATCGGGCGGCACCGTCACGCGTGTGGGCTCTGACGAAGATCCGGTGATCCGCATCAAGTCAGAGTCTACCGGCAATGCTGTACTGAAAAAGAAATCGGAGCTGCGTGCTGCACCAAAGCGGAAGTAAAGTAAAGTGGTGATGCAATCAACCCTGCGGGTTATTCATGGCCGAAGAACAGATCCAAGAGGCTGCGCCGACTGGTGATACTCCCGAAGTGGACGGGCTCAAAAACAGCGTTACTGCGCTAGAGAAAAAGAACAGCGAGCTGATCGCCGAGCTAAGGGCTGCAAAGGCTAAAGCGCCAAAGCTGCCAGATGGTGTCAACGTTGATGAGCTGCTTGAATTCAAGCGCAAGACTGAACAGGCGGAGCTTGAATCGCAAGGCAAATACACAGAGGCACGGCAGGCTCTAGAACAGCAATTCCGGGATGCCACCGCCGAAAAGGATCAACGCATCGCCGAGCTTGAAGCCCGCGTGCGAGAGCTTGAGCTGATCACACCTGCGGTCAGTGCGCTAGCAGATGTGGTACACGATCCAGACATGATCCTAAAGACCAAGCTCAATAGCAGCCAGATTGAGCGCGAATCTGACGGATCTGTGGTCGTGGTCGACGGCTACCAACGCACACCCGTGGCCGAATGGGCCAAGACACTGCCATCTTGGATGCAGAAAGCACCCCAGCCGCAAGGTGGTGGTGCTCCAGTCGGCAGGGCAGCAGGCGAGATCCCGCCAGGCACCAAGAATCCATTCGAGCAAGGGCCGAATTTCAATCTGACTGAGCAGTCACGGTTATTCAGGACTGATCGGGCGCTTTACGACCGATTGAAAGCTGCTGCTGGACGTTAAAGTGTTCACGAACGTTTGATACGGCTGCGCCGTTCAAGCCAGGGCTGCGCCCACCACACCGTAAACCATTCTTGAGGATCAGTCATGGCGACTCTTCGCTCTGACATTATCATCCCCGAGGTATTTACGCCGTAC